CTTTGAGCGCTTCTTCACTCATGCCAAGGGTGAGAAGGGAGGGCAACCGTTTTTGCTTGAGAAGTGGCAGCGTGACTACGTTCGCCAGCTCTTTGCCGAGACTAATGGCAAGCGCAACGTCCGCACGAGTCTGCTTGCGCTGCCGCGCAAGAACGGCAAGAGTAGCCTCTGTGCTGGTATAGCCTTGAGGCTATTGCTTGAGGACGAGCCAGGCTGCGAAGTCTATTCCTGTGCTGCTAGCCGCGACCAGGCTCGCCTGGTGTTCGACATGGCACGGGTGGCCGTCGAGCAGTCGCCAATCCTCTCGCAGCATCTCAAGGTATACCGCTCTGCGATTGTGCGAGAGAAGACGCACGCAACGTACAAGGCACTTTCTAGCGAGGCCGGAATCCAGCACGGCCTTTCGGCGAATGGTGTCATTTTTGACGAATTGCACGTTTCTAACCGCGAGATGTGGGAGGTGATGCTCTCAAGTCAAGGCGCACGACGCCAGCCGCTCACGGTTGCACTGACGACCGCAGGCTATGACAGGAAAAGCGTCTGCTGGGAAGTCTGGAAGTATGCCGAGGCTGTGCGAGACGGTGCCGTCAAAGACCCTACGTTCCTGCCTGCCATCTATGCAGCACCACCGGATGCTGATTGGAAGGACGAGCGGACATGGAAGCAAGCCAACCCAAACTTGGGCGTCTCGATAAAGCTGGATTTCCTCAAGAGCGAGTGCGCCCGTGCGATTGAGATGCCGAGCTATGAAAACGCCTTTCGCCAGCTATATCTGAATCAATGGTGTGAGCAAGACCAACGCTGGCTGCGGATGGATCACTGGATGCAAGGTGACAAGCCGTGTCCAGTAGACCTGCGGAACCGCGAGTGCTTTGGCGGCTTAGACTTGGCAACGACGTTCGATACCACCTGCCTTGCCTTGCTGTTTCCTCTAGAGGACGGCACCTTTTGGGTGGAGCCGCATTTCTGGCTTCCAGAGGAGAACATGCGGCAGCGGGTTCGCCGCGACAAGGTTGGATATGACACCTGGGCCAAGCAGGGCCACCTTCACCTGACGCATGGCAACGTGACGGACTACGACCAGGTGCGAGACGACATCAACGAGTTGTCCAAGAAATACAACATACGGCAGATTGCCGTAGACGCCTGGAATGCCACGCAGCTCTCAACACAACTGCAAGGTGACGGCTTTGATTTAGTATCGTTTAGGCAATCGTACGGCTCGCTCAGTGCACCGTCGAAGCAGCTTGAGGCGTTGGTAGTTAGTGGCAAACTGCTGCACAACAACCCTGTGCTTGATTGGCAAGCGGGAAACGTCGCGGTGCAAAAGGACCACGCTGGTAACATCAAGCCGAGCAAAGCAAAGAGTACAGAACGCATTGACGGCATTGTCGCTCTCGTGATGGCTATCGGCATCGCGGCGACGGCAACAAACGCACCAGAACTTAACTGGGATATCCTAGAGCTATGAGTGACGAGCTGACAGACTACCGCATGTACGATTTGCGGAGCGTTGACTGGGCAGGCAGCAGCAGGACGCCTAGCGGCGTGCGAGTAACTGCCGAAAACTCTATGGCTTGCTCGGCCTACACGGCGTGCATTCGCGTCATCTCTGACGCTGTGTCGGCTTTGCCGCTGCATCTCTACGAGCGACTGCCAGACGGCGGCAAGGTGCGGGTGCCTCTGCATCCTGTGTATCGGCTGCTGCACATGCAACCAAACCCGTGGCAAACCGCTCAAGAGTTCCGCGATTGGATGACGGGCATGTACCTGCATTATGGTGCGAGCTACGCCGAAATCCGGTCAGGCTCTCGCGGTGCTGTCTCTGAACTCTGGCCGCTGCATTCCAGCCGTATGGAAGTCGAGCGGCTTGAGGATGGTTCGCTGCGGTATCTCTATCGCGAGCCAGATGGCAGGCAGACGATCTACACACAGGACCGCATCTTTGCTCTGAGGTTCACTACTGAGGACGGCGTGACGCCTGTTCCTACCTATCGCCTGTTTAAGAACGCAATCGGTTTGGCTCAGGCATTGGAGGCGCACGCAGCCACCTACTTTGGCAATGGCGCACGGCCTGGCGTCATCCTTGAATCCGACAACCCAATCCCCGTGGAAGCTGCCGAGCAACTGCGGCAGAACTGGGAACGCATCCATCGCGGTGCCGATAGAGCGTTCCGCACCTGCGTCTTGCCGAATGGCGTCAAGGCTCACGAGTTGAGCGGAAGCAACGAATCGGCGCAGATGTTGGAGAGTCGCCAGTACCAAGTGGTTGAGATAGCCCGCGCCTTCCGGGTGCCGTTGCACTTGATTCAAGACCTGACCCGCAGCACCTACAGCAACATCGAGGTGCAAGGCACAGAGTTTGTCCAGCACTGCCTGCTTCCGCATCTCAAGCGATGGGAAGCGGCAATCAGCCGCGACCTTATCACAGACGACGAGAGATACTTTGCTGAGCATAGCGTCAGCGGATTGCTACGAGGCGACCACGCCAGCCGCAGTGCCTACTACGTTTCAGCGTTGCAGAATGGCTGGATGACAATAAACGAGGTTCGTGAGCTTGAGAACATGAACCCGATTGGGCCGGAAGGTGACCGGCACTACATCCAGCTCAATATGCAGACGCTGGACAACATGGGTGAACAGCCGCCAGCAGACGTGCTGCCTGCTGATGTACCACCAGCAGACCCGCTGCCAGAGGAGCCAGGCAATGCCGTGGACAGTCAGCAAGTCTGAGCAATGTCCTGCCTCGCGTCCGTGGGCAGTCGTCAAAGACGCTGACGGCAGCGTCGAAGGATGCCACGCAACCGAGGCCGACGCCAACGCTCAGTTGGTTGCTTTGAATATTGCGGAAGCCGAGGGGCGTGCCTACGAGTCGCTTGATTTCAAGCCACCGAAAGGCGTGCGAGAGGAAGCAGCGAAAGGGTTGGCCTGGCGACGTGAGTACGGCAGAGGTGGCACCGAGGTTGGCATCGCTCGTGCAAGAGACTTGGCGAATGGCCGCACAATCTCGCCAGAGACTGCCAGGCGTATCAAGGCGTACTTCGACAGGCACCAAAGCGACAAAGACGCCGAGGGGTATCGGCCAGGCGAAAAAGGCTACCCCAGCAACGGACGCATAGCAGCGGCTCTGTGGGGTGGCTTTGACGATTCGTACCCGTGGGCCACAAAACTTGTACGGCAGATGAATGCCGAGGACGAAGACAGGAGCAAAAGCATGGACAATCTAGAGCGACGATTCTTGGAAGTCGCAGACGCCGACGAGCTTGCAGTCGAGACGCGAGCAAACGGCCAGACTTCCATCGTTGGGTATGCCGCCGTTTACAACCGGCTAAGTCTGGACCTTGGCGGCTTCCGCGAAGAAATCCTGCCAGGTGCATTCGACAAGATTCTGAACCGCCAGCGAGGCAAGGCCGACGTTGTTGCTCTGTTCAATCACGACAACAACATCGTGCTGGGCCGCACGAGCAGCGGCACGCTCGAACTGAGCAGCGACGAGAAAGGGTTGCGGTATGTCGTGACGCCACCAGTGAGCCGACAAGATGTCGTTGAGCTGATTTCACGTCGTGACGTGTTCGGCAGTTCGTTTGCCTTTACTCTGGATAGGAAGACTGGCGAGAGCTTCCGGCAGACCGAGGACGGCAAGACGATTCGCCAGGTGCGAGAGGTGAGCGGCCTCTACGATGTCGGCCCGGTGCTTACACCTGCATACCCTGCCAGCTCGTCTGCCGTTGCTATGCGTTCGTATCAAGCATGGCTCGCTGAGCAGAATCCTGAGGAAGTTATCGAAGAAGCGGCAAAGCGTTCGCAAGTGCGTGACGCTGCCGCCGCTTGGTCTTTGAGGCTGAGAAATGTCTGAGCCGAAATGCGGCAAGTGCGGTGCGAATATGGTTACACGTTCCAGCCGTTCAATCGGTGCGGAGACGCAACGGTATGTTCGATGCAGGAGATGCGGTGCTACAGCAACGGTTGTTGTAAAAACAACACTTTCTGCGTTTAGGCACTGCAAGCCTGCTGCGTCAAACCGATAGAGTTCTGGTATATCGAACTCGCGGCATGTCGCCGCAGCTAGGAGAAAAAGAATGAACAAGCTGAAGAAGCTGCAAGATGAGGCGGCTGATGTCGCTGACCGCATTGATGCGGTGCGTGCAATGGAACTTGATAACGAGTCGGACATCAAGGCTCGCGACATGGAACTTGAAGGACTCGTGTCTCGCGCTGAGTCGCTGACGAAGGAAATCGACTTCGAGAAGCGGATTGCCGACAGTGCTGCCAACCTTCGCAGCGTTGTAGACCGCTGCACGCCAGCACCTGAGCCGATTGCCAAGGAAGAGCGCGCGGCTGTTCGCATCGAGCCTGCTCCGTATCGTGGACGCCTGCGTGCGTTTGACAATCACGAAGCGGCTTTCCGTTGCGGCCAGTGGCTCGCGGGCACGTTCCTCGGTGACCAGAACGCGAAGCGGTGGTGCCTTGACCACGGCGTCGAAGCTCGCGCAATGGGCGAAAGCACGATGGCTGGCGGTGGTTTCGCCGTGCCAGAGGAAATGTCATCGGCCATCATTCGCAACGTCGAGCAGTACGGCGTGGCTCCCTCTGCGATGCAGCAGGTGCCGATGTCGTCCGATACCCTCCTCGTGCCTAAGCGTCTGACTGGCGTCACCGGCTACTGGGTGGGCGAAGGTTCTGAACTGCTCACGAGCGACCCGACTGGCACACAAGTGCAGCTCGTGGCAAAGAAGCTGGCCTGTGGCACTCGCGTAAGCAACGAGCTGCTGGCCGACTCGATTGTCTCGGTTGCCGATTGGCTCGTGCAAGAGTTCTCGCTTGAGCTTGCCAAGAAGATCGACGAGGCTCTCTTTGGCGATGGCGACGGCACCAGCACTTATGGTGGCATGCAGTCGATCACCACGAAGATCAACGACGGCACGCACAGTGCCAGCGTTGTGAGTGCCGCTGCTGGCAACGATTCGTTCGAAGACCTGGACCTCGCTGATTTCAGCAAGGCTCTCGGTGCGTTGCCTCGCTACGCTCTCGGTGGTGCGGCCTGGTACATCTCGCCTGCTGGCTATCACGCCTCCATCGAGCGACTTCAGATGGCTGGTGCTGGCAGCACGGCAGACATTGCTGCCGGTGGCGTGCCACGGTTCCTTGGCTTGCCTGTCGTGCAGACGCTCGTCATGGACAGCACGCTCGGCACCGATGCTGGCGTTGTGAAGGTGCTTGTCGGAGATGCGGCTCTCGCTGGCATCTACGGCGTGCGGAACCAAGTGAACATCCGCAGCACGATGGACGAGTACGCTCGTTATGACCAGACCGCTTGGTACGCCACGCTGCGTGTTGACGGCAACTGGCATTCGCTTGGCTCCACCAGCGAGGCTGGGCCAATGATTGCACTCAAGACCACCGCATGAGCATAGGAGAAGACAAAGAATGAACGCTCTCGAAGGAAGCAAGACCGCAGCCAAAGTGTCGAACGGTGACATCGCGACCAATGCGACTCACCAGCATTCAATCGACACGATTGGCTTTAACTACGCCAGCATCGACGTGTGCTTTGAGCCTGTCGTCGCTGCTGGCACCAACTCGGCAGTCGCCTTGGCTCTCAAGCTGCAAGAAGGTGACACCACGTCGAGCTATAGCGATGTGACCGGCTACGTTGGCGGCACGAGCTTCACCATTCCGACGCCTGACAGCACGTCAGATACCTCGGTGGTGCGGTTCAATGTTGATATGCGTGGCCGCAAGCGTTACCTCAACGTGTACGCCACGCCAAATGCCGCAAGCCCGGTTGTTTCCGTGGCTCGGCTTGGCAAGCCCGAAGAGTCGCCAGTGGCGGCATCTGCGGCTGGCGTCGATGTGTTTGTGAGTGGCTGAGCCTTGACGATATAAACACATCTAGTATCAAGGATGGCCGGGCAGGGAGGCCCAACTCCCGCCCGGCCATTTCCTTTGGAGTTGTCTTTATGCTCGTCAAGGTTGGCGACAGCCGCGTAGATGTTCGTGTTGAGGCTGTGCTGAGCGTCCCGCGTCTCGGATTCAATGACAACTTTTTCACCTGGGCGCAAGCTCTGATGCCGCTTGGCATTCGGCCTACCAAGGTGACTGGTGCGTTTTGGGGCCAGTGCTTGCAGCGTGTGCTGGAACAGTTCGTCAACGAGTGCGAGTATCTGTTGACGATTGACTATGACACCTTTTTCACGCAGGCAGATGTTGAGCATCTGCTGGCTCTGGCGATGACGTTTCAGTGCGATGCCATTACGGGATTGCAGACAAAGCGTGAAGATGGCAGGCCGATGCTGACGATGCTCGACACGCTCGACAACCCGCCAAAGGAAGGCAGCACCGAGGTGCCTCGCTCGTGGTTCTCGGCACCCGTGCAGCAGGTGGATTCGGCCCATTTTGGCTGCACGTTCATCAGCACCGCCGCTCTCAAGCGTTTGCCAAAACCGTGGTTTCTTGGCGTGCCAAACGAGCAAGGCGAGTGGGGCGATGGACGAGTAGACGACGACATCTACTTTTGGCGTCAATGGAAGAAGGCTGGCAACCGCTTGTTTGTCTCGCCTCGCGTCATCCTTGGTCACGGTGAATACATGGTCACCTGGCCTGGCGAGTCGCTTGGCAAGCCAGTGCACCAGCACGCCACCGATTTCTGCGTCAACATGAAACCGCCGGAAGGCGTCTGGAGGGTAGAGCCATAATGCGAGTAGAGTTTGTAAAGAGCTTCCGAGGGTATCGGCGTGGTGACACGGCGCAAATGGGCGACGGCGAAGCCAACCTGCTAATCGCTCGTGGCATTGCCAGAGTGCAGGAGCAACGCGAGTTGCTGGAAACCGCGACGGTAGAGCCTGAGACGCGAACGGCAGCAGTCAAGCAAACGAGGAGAGGCCGACGTGCGATATCGCAGCCTGACGACTGAGACGGCACCGGCTGTTGAGCCTGTCAGCGTATCCGAGGCAAAGGCGCATTTGCGAGTGGATATCAGCGACGATGACGCCTACATCGGTGCGCTGATTACAGCAGCTCGCAGATACTGCGAG